CCAAGCGTTATACGCAGCAGTTGCGTCCTTCGGACGACCAGCCTGAATGTTGTCAAGCTGAGTCTGAAATTCAGCTGCAGTTCCAGTTCCATAAGTATCTCCAACTCGCTGTAGGGTGCCAGTTAGATCCTTAGTGTAAGTAGTCTTTTTCGCAGTACCGCCAGATGACTTCTTAGCAGCAGCGGTGATCTGAGCAGCACCAATACGAGCACTAGCAGCAGTCTTAGCAACTGCAAGTTTGTTAGCAAGGTCAGCAGCCTGCTGAGCAGCCTGGAAGTCATTGCTTGCAATAGCCTGATCGCGTGCCATCTTAGCCTGAGCAATCTGGGAATCAATACCCGCAGTCTGACCACCAATAGCAGCCAAGGCATCCTGTAGATTCTGGCTAAGCTGAGTGTTTGCAGCAACCTCCTGCTGACCATAGCCAGCGCCACGGTTAGTTACATCGGTGATTGCGTTAGCCTGCTGAGCGCCCATCAGGCCTTCCCAGTTTTGCTGGATAGCATTTGACTGACCAATACCCTGCTCGGTTGCAGTAGCAGTAGGAGAACCCTGTAGAGCTGGACCATTGCCACGCTCTGCACCAGTTACGGCAGCCTGAGCAGTTCCAGCAGCCTGAGCCGCACGCTGTTCAGCAGTTCGAGCTGCTAGATCCTGCTGCTGCTTAAGAACTGATGACTCAAACTGTTTGTTGATAGTAGCTTTGTCTTTGTCTGAGATGCCAGTTAGGGCACCAAAGATGTTCTTTAGGTTTGCAGCGTTCTGAGCGTAGCGATCCTGAGTGGTCTGCTGCTGCTTTGCGTAGAAGTCAAGGATTGGCTGGTAGCTAGACTGAATCTGAGCATTGCTCTTGTCAAGGAATGACTGGTTAGCCTTTGCAGCCTGAGAATCTAGGTATGCCTGATACGACTGCGGAGAACGCTTAGGGTCTGGAATTGCAGTAATGCCTGCAGTTGCTGGAGTAACTGGAGTAGTCGGAGTCGCCATTACTGGATTCCCATCTTTGCTAGTTGTGCAGTTAGCGCATTCTGGGCAGCCTGCGTCTTATAGTTCTGACCGATTAGAGTGCCAGTCCAGTCATAGCCAGCCTGGTTCTGGTTGCCATAGTTCTCTAGGTAGTTCTGGTTTAGCGAAGCAATCTGATCCTTGATGTCAGTCTGCGCGGTAATCTGCTTAGCATTAGCCTGCATCTCAGCAAGAGTTAGCGCGCCAGCAGCACCGCCAGCCATGCCACGAGCTGCATAGTTGCCAGCAGTTCTACGCCGTGCTTCAGTTGCATTTAGATCAAGATTACGGCGCTCATTGCTGAGCTGCATTTCCTGAGTGTTCTTATTTGCCATTGCAGCAGCACGAGCAGCATTGAACTGTGACTGACCTGAAGCCATCGCTGCTTGATAAACTGGATCACTCTCGAGTGAATAGGCGTTGCCTACTACAGCAGGTGGCTGAGAAGTTGCATCTGCAGCAGCTGGAGTTTCAGCTGGCTTGAGTGCTTCGTTCTTTGCTACAGCGGTGTAGTCAATAGCAAGAGGCTGGCGACCAATTTTGATAGGCTGCTGAGATGCAGCAGCAATACCAGCAGCAGTATTTGTGTTTACATGAGGAGCATACTCATTAGCAAGTGCAGCTTTGCGGGCTAGATAGTCTAGCGAGTCAGCAGTTGGCATTACATGAACCTCCCAGCATTTGCATTTCCAAATGCTCCAGCCTGCTTAGCTTTCAAAGCAGCGAGCGCTGCGTTGCGCTTTACAGCAAGTTTGCGGTCACGGTTAGCGTAACCAGTTTTGTCAACAGCACCGCGAGTTGGTGAAGATGCAACGCTGTTGTAAATCTTTGCACCCGCAGCGTAAGGGGTGAACTCAAAAGTGCCTAGCGACCCGCGCTCTGCCATTAGTTAGCTCCCTTAGAAATCTTTGCCTTCGCACCAATCATTGGAGTAATGCTGAAGACCTGTACAGGTGATGTAAACGCCGTACCGTCACAGTTCAAGTATAGTTCAAAGTACATGCGTCTAAAGCGAAGGGCATGGTTGAGCTTGGTTTCCATTCGGAGAACCTGCCCAGTAGGGAAGCTATCAACAATAGTCGCAACTGCGCTAGTTGGCTGAGTGATGTTATCCCAGGTTCCAAAGTTGATATCGCCAGAACCATCGAATGATAGGTCATCCCAGCTCTTGAAGCCAGTTTCACCATCAAAGTCTTTAGAGATCTGGTCCCAGTTTGCTGATGGCGCAGTCGCAGGAAGCGCAACAGGATAGGCAATCGCCTTGATTGGCAATGCTGAAGCAAGGTCAACAGTCCAGAAGTAGAGGCGCTTCCATTCCACAGGTGACTGGAAGTCGTAGATCTTTGTGCGTAGTGAGCACTGGAATGACTCTGAACCAATAGCCGAGTTTGGCTTATCTTCAATACGATAAAGCGAGAATGCTGAAGCGCCTACATCTGCAGGATTACTGGCTCCAGTAATACCAAAGTAAAGCGATTCTTCTAATTCTTCTGCGCGCCTCGGTACGGTAACGAAATACGCGACTCTGTTTGTGCTTTCCCACTCGCTCCACGTCTCAGTGTCTAGGTTGTAGGCGTACATTCCGCCATTATGCCAGACTAGCGCACGGCGACCAATAATGGAAACTGCGTGCTCAAAACGGCGAGCAAAATCATAGCCCTCGAACTTTACCTTCTGGGCATTGAGTGGGTAGTAAAGCCAGTTCTGGTACTTGTAGAGAATGCCGCCAGATAGGACAAAGTGAGCGTTCTCAAACTTTACAACTGATCGCTTTGACTCTGCACCAATATCCTGCTGCATAGCCTGCATGGTACCTTCTTCAGGCACATCACCATAGCTATAACGGTAGGTAGAGCGGTTACGGAAGATAACGATGTCGTTGTAGCCCTGTGCGATTGCGGTGATCCATTGACCGTCACCGCCACCGATTTCAACATACATAAGGTTATTATCAACATTGGTCCATACCCAGACAGAAGTTGATTCGCCTGATGGTCCAGCAGTTGAAACATTGCCCCAGTAAATAATGTTTGCGGTGCTAGTTCCCTTGACTCCAAAACCAAAGAAGCGGTTCTGGAATAGTTCTATACCAGATAGGTGAGGCATAGAAGTGGTTGCGTGGAAGGTGCCAGCTTCCCAGTATCCGCCAGATTGGGTTTCACAGCAGAGCACGATCTTGTTCAGGTACTGCGTGCAGTCCGAAGCTTTGAAGGTTGCAATCTGAGTCCAAGCATGAGTGATCACATTGAAGATCCAGGTCTTGCTGTTAGTTGATGCAACTAGGTAGCGATCTCCGCCAGCCTCAACATAAGTTCCTAGGATATCAAACGGCTCGCCAGCAACTGGAGTTACAACATTTGCCCCAGAGTGCTTCTGGATGTAGATAGGCGGGCGTGACATAAGAGCACCGTTAGGTGAGAACTCAAAGTTGATAATCGAAGCAAGTTCATTATCAGCAATGGCTGACTGGTCCCAGTAGTTGTTTAGACCACCAGTAAACTGCTGCAGAGTAGCTGAGCGTTGACGGATGACTGTTGACATTTATAGCCAATCTGCTGGGTCTGCAAGAACCTGATCGTAGAGTGAAGACTCGATTACGCCATCCTTGTTGCTCAGGCGGTTTAGACCATCGCGGAACTGGCGATCCTTGTATGCAGCAGCGTCATAGTTCTCGTCCATTTCCAAAGCCTGTGAGATGACGTAGTTGACTAGCTGGTTGAAATAGCGGTCAGGAATGTTGATGGTATCAGTCAGCGCAGTGATTGAAGTTGGGTTTTTGATGTACTCAAGCTTCAAGCCGTTAGTAATGGTCTTGTTAGGAACTGGGTAGAAGGTTACTACGCCAGCACGCTCGTACCAGATCTCTGGGCGGTCAGCACGCTGAAGCTTAGTTGGGTCAGACTTCATGATGAACTCACGCGCTTCCTGCGGAGTTACATTCTCAATTGGGTAGCCGTCAACATAGATTGCTTCGATTAGAAGAACCTTGTCGCTTGGGAAGGTGTAGTCGCTCTGACCTGACACAATGTCAGTAAGCTTCATGTCACGAAGAATTGGGTTTGAGTTTACAATCTCTCGCTGACCATCGTTGATCCAGTGAAGGATTGATGCGTCTTCAAGCTGAGCTCCAGAAGCATCACCAAACTGCGAGCGAACTCGTGAGCCGATGTCGTTTCCTGTGTAGGAGAATTCTTCTGCTGGCATGCTTACCTTCTAAGAGTTTGACCGTCATGACGGTAGGTGTTCTTGTTGGACTTCATGATGGACTTCATGACATCCTTTTTCTCGGCACGCCACTCTTCCTCGCGCTTTGCCTCAAGCGCAGCATTTGCCATCTCTAACAAGTGTAACTTATTCACCTTGGAATTAGGGTCGTGCATGTTGTTTTCTAGTAGACGAGCAACTAGGCGGTGATCAACCTCCGACTCTGCAACATTGGTAATTAGGTAGGCAGGGAGCATGTGAGGCTCATCAATCAAAGCAAAGTGGCGCTCTGGGTCAAACTGTGGGTGATCGTGAGGCATACGAATAAGTCGCACAGTTGGGAAAATATCTTTAATTACTGCGGCTACTCTGCGATGTTCATCTGAGTGCAGTCCGTCTATCTGCGAGAAATCAATCATGTATCTATTGTAATAAAAAACCCCGCTACTCGGCGAGACGGACCAAGTAGCGGGGAGTTTTTATTTACGGCTTATAGCTCAGCGATGTTCGAGAGCTTAGCGTGTGCGTTGCGGCGGTAGGTACCAAGTTCGCTGTACTGGAAGATGGTTGCCTTGTATGCATCTGCATCAGCAACGCGGTTCCACATCGAACCATCGCGGTCCATCCATGCCCAGTCGCGCTTACGGTTGATAACCAACTCGCTCGATGATAGAGCGTATAGGGTACCGACTGGAGCTGCGTAGTCAGAGACGAACTTGATTGGCTTACCTAGAGCCTCGAAGGTGAATGAGCGCTGACCACCAGTTAGACCTGCGCCGTTAGTGAACTGACGCATACCCTGAAGCAAGTTCCAGTAAGCGTTGTAAACACCAGGTGAGGCTAGGAATACGTCAACGTCGCCACCCTGCTTGTCAACCTTCTGAACGAGGTTGATTAGGTTTAGCTCGGTTAGGGTACCTGGGGTACCTACTGAGCCAAGGGTTGAAACAGTTGAGTTCCATACTGGAACAGTTGCACCGTCAATGCCGTGGAGCGAGTTGCCAGAAGCAACGATTGCGCCAAGACCAGTTAGTTCCTTGTTGAAGTTGTTAGCGCCGTTTGATCCACGAACGATAACGTCACCAGCAACAGCGGTAACTGAACCTGAGAAGGTAACTGCACCAGTTGCTTCGTTAACTGCAGTAACAGTTAGACCAGCGTTCTTTACAGTTGGGGTGCCGTCAACTAGGTCAGTGCCTAGAAGTACGTCTACAGTCATATCTGGCTCAATCCAGTGAGCGTCAACGAAGACAATAGTGGTGCCAGTTGCGGTGGTCTTAACGGTACCGAGGATACCAGTTCCGTCACCGTAGATCTGGCGGTTTAGGTCGCGGGCAAGGTCCTTCTTTAGACCCTTGATTTCGTTGTCAACTACGTTGATGAATGCGTTGTAGTTGTCAGCAGCCTGCTCGAATAGCTGACCGTCAACCTCGATAGAGCCGTATAGGTTCTTGAGGTATAGGTGAGCCTGCTTGTACTTCTGAGCACCAGCAGTTGGAAGAGCTTCGCGTACGCCACGAGCACCGATACCGTTGTTACGACCGATGTGGGTGTCGAAGATTACTTCTTTACCGTTCTGGGTGATGTTCTGTGATGATGATTCGATGAACTCCAAAGCTGGGTTCTTGTCGCGTAGCTGCTCGTGAAGGTCGCCGTAGACTAGCTTCAGAGCGTCAGATGCGAAGGTTAGGATTCCCTGACCTGCCATGATTCACTCTCCTAAGAGTAAGTTTGTAAAACAAAGATTATTTGTGCCCTCTGCCCTGACCACTCTTAGGTGGCTGTACTTAGACAGTTCCAAGTTTATAGCATAAATAAACCCCTCCGCCTTGTGAGCAAAGGGGTTTATTAGTTTTTCTAGTTAGCCTTGTTTGGCTCGCTGGGCGAACATCTGGCGAAGCATTTCACGCTTGCCCTTGTCGTCCTTTGGAATGCTTAGATCTGGGGCTACAACACCCGCTCCACCAGCATTTCCAACGATTGTAGGTGCTGCTTCAGCCTGACCTGCAGGAGCAAAGCCACCTGGAATCATCTGGCTTAGTTGTCTAGCAGCTTCGGCTACTGAGATCTCACGACCTGCGTTTAGGGCAGAGTTCATGATGTCATAGATTGCGATCTCGTGAGCCTCATTGATGTTATGCTGAGCCTTTAGCGCAGCCATCTCGGACTCTAGCTCTACGGTAAAGCGATCAGTTTCTTTAGCTAGTTCCTGCTGATAAATGTAATCATCAGCTTCAGACTGCTTAGCCTTGAGCGCATCAATCTCTCGCTGAAGCGCCTTAGGGATGTGCTCGCCCTCGAACATGTCCTCAAAGTCTTCACCAGACTCTTCTTCCATCATGTCCTGAGCAACCTGCTGTGCCTCATGAGCAAGCAAGCCCTGATCCTTTAGGTAAGTCTGTAGTGACTCATATACCTCAGCTGGGTTTGACTCAATAGCACGAGCAAGGTTCAAGCCACCCTTGATTAGGTCAGCCGAAACTCCCTCATCAACAAGGTCCTTGAACGGAGTGTACTTCTCTAGCTGCTGCTGGAAATACTTGTCCTGCTCCTGTAGGTATGGGGTTACCTTTGAGTGCCAGGCTTCTGGCAGCTCAGCGAGCAACTTATCATACGCGGGATGTACTTTAGCTTCTTCTTGCGAATCTACTGAAGAATCAATCTCAGTAGTCTGTTCAGGTGATACCTGCGTCTCGTCAGACATATTTTTCCTTACTGTAGTTGCTGAGCAGTCTGCCCAGTTTGATCTGGCATTCCAGCAGCTTGCGGTGAAGCCTGTGGATTACCCTGTGCAGCAGCCTGCTGAGCCATTTGTTCGGCTTGCTGCTGCTGCAAAGCTGCTTGGTGCATTGCAATGTGCTTCTGGAATTCAGCCTTGATGCTGTCATCCAAGGTCTCAAATGACTGAGACTTGCGGAAACGGTTATGAACCTCAATGTGTACTGCGTGGTTATCGTAGTCGTGGACCTGAATAACCGCAGGAACCTGAAGCGGAATAGGCTGACCGTTTGCATCAACCTGTCCAGGAATAACCTTATCTGGCTGACCCTGTGCTGCACCCTGTTCCCACTGCATCTGGAACTGCTGAATCATCTCAGGGGTGAGCTTCTTCATCATTAGGTTCTCGCGTGATGCGTGGTTCTCATCAAGCTTGATTAGATTGTAGAAATTCTTGAGCATACCCATGTCAAGGATCTTCAAGCCATCCTGTGGAGAAATGAAGCCCATCTTCATCCACTCTGTGATCAGTGACTGACGTGCTGACTTTGAAGTAGGGAGCGCTGAGCCTGACTCAATGCGAATGTCGTTACCTGATGCAATATCTGCACCTGAAAGCATTGACGCATCGAATGAGCCATCAAGACCAGTGGTCTTTACTAGGCGCTCAGAGGTTACATACTGAATGAATAGACCTAGAGACTGCTTAGCAGTCTTCTCAATCGCAGCTTCGATGCTTGAGAATACGGTTGCGAGGTAAGAGTCATCGCGTTCCTGCAAGTAGTTGATTGCAGTTGCAGCAGTTACGCCACCTGAGTTGCCGCGAGAAACCTGGTGCTGACCTGAGATGTCCTCAAAGTCTGCCTGAAGGTGCTCTAGTTCCTGCAGAACATAGCCTGGAAGTGGCTGAATTGGAACTGGAGTAGGGCGTGAGAAGCCTGGGCGCACAGGAATCCAGATACCAGCCTTAGCTGAGACCTTCTTTGGATCAACTGAGCCCTCGTCATACATCATCTGAGGCTTAGCCATAAGGTTCTTAGCCTGAATGATCTGTGAGCGAGTGCGGTTTAGTTCGCGCTGAAGTGGAATCAAGTTCTTGATTACAGAGCGGCGATAGAATTTTCCAGTCGGAATGCTGTAAGTGTGAGCAAAAGGGTACTGCTTGTGAGAGTAAGGAATACCGTTCTCAGCAAACTGCACGATCTCGTTGTCAACGATGGTTACAAGACCACCCTTTGGTAGGAATGGGCAGCCGTTTGGCTTAGCCCACATTTCGATAACTAGAACTGCGTCAGGCTTTGAGGTTAGCGAGCCACGGTTATCCATTAGAGCTGCGTCAAGGATCTCAGTTGCTGAAACCTTAGCTGGAACGAAGTCTGGAGGTAGAACACCAGCGAAGTTAGTCTTTACCCACTGCTCGCTCTTGGTGTACACATTGAAAATGTACGGCTGGTTCTCTAGGTCCTCTTCAGTCGTGTCAGGCACGAACAAGTGGAATGGAGAGATAACTTCGTGCTCTACGTCACCAGTAGAAACAACCTGCTGGATTACTCGCTTCTGCCCAGTGTATGGGTCAACGACTGGGGTTGGCTCGATCTGCTTAGCAGATGCGTCCCAATAGGTCTTGATAAATGCGTTACCCGTAACTGCTCGCCAGAATTCCGACTTCTGTAGGATCTCTGTCTGGAAGTTAGCCTTGTTGTACATTGCCTGCCAGACCTGCTCGGCAGCCTGTGCTGCCATAAGGTCGTCATCATCGTTTGATGCAGGAATAACGGTTGCACTTGGGTGACCTGAGGTTGTTTTAGCAATCTCGGTACGGATGATTGGCTCAATGCGGTTGATGGTGATACGAGGGGTGCCTGCTGGGTTCGGCGGAGCCTGGAGGATCTGACCATTGCCCTTCTCAACCCACTCGTGGTACTGCTTACCGTTATAGAACG